ATTAGTGGAATTATAAGTGCTAGAATAGCGATTAAAGCCGGTTTTACTCCAGTAATATATGAAAAAAATAGTAGTTTTGGAGGAGTATGGTTGACACATAGTTATATCAATTGTAAATTACAGACAACCAAATATGCGTATAGTTTTAGTGATTTACCAATGCCCGAAAATTATCCGTTATATCCAAGTGGTAATGATGTATATAAATATCTAGAGGGATATATTAAAAATCATAATTTAGAACAATATGTAAAATATAATTCAAATGTTCAATCCTTAAAAAAAGGGACGAATGAATGGGAAATCTATGTAAATAATGAAAAATTTTTTTATAAAAATGTGATTGTATCAACCGGATTTTACTCTTCTAAAATACAAAGATTACCAAATAGTATTTTACCAAATGAAATTACAAATATTGATATTTTGAAAGATAAAAATGTAGTTATTATAGGGAATGGTCCAAGTGGTTGTGATATGGCGAATCTAAGTATAGAATCAGGAGCTAAAAATACAACATTATTATATCGTAGTCCTAGATGGATATTTCCAAGATATGCTTATGGAGTTAGTACTCATTTTTATACTTGGCGTATTTTTTTACTAATAGGTTATTTATTACCAAATCAATTATTACGATTAATACTAATACTATTGTTTTGTATTACGTATTTTATATATGATAGTAGTGTAACATTTCCAATAGAAAAACCATCTAGAAAAAATATAACATTAAATGAAAATATATTTGATTATTATAAAAAAGGGTTATTACAATATAAAAAAGCGAATATTAGATCAATAACACAAAATAGTATTATTACGGATGATACTAATTATGAATATGATATTTGTATAGATGCTACTGGATATAAAACAGGTTTATCCTTATTAGGTTATGTAGATAGTTTACCTAAACTATATAAAAATATAATATTTTGTGGTGATATTAGTTTAGCTTGTATTGGATTTGTTGCTACTTTTAATTGGATACAAGTGTCTGAATTACAAGCCGAATGGTATTTTAATTTATTATTACAGAAAATTAATTTACCTAATATTATGGAACAAAAATTATGGGTAGGTAATAGAACTATAAATTATAGTGATTATGATGATTATGCTTTTTTAGTGTATGAATATATGGATCTACTCTATAAAGATTTAAATCCAAATTATAGAGTAAATATATCAAGTTATATTGGTATTAATCGATTAGTAAATAAATAATTATTTCTTGTAAATATAAAGAGTATTTTACGAATACCAACTGTCAAAAGAACGTTGATGATTTTGTTTACAATTTTCACACCATTGTTGAAGTGTTTCTAATTTTTGGTTTTTTTCTATTTCTGATAAAGATTTATTATCAGTTATATTTATTTTTTGTTCTTTACAAATAATATCAATTGTTTCATCATAATTGTACCAATTCCATCTACTGCGCATTTGATCTTCTTTATAATCCCACTCTTTTAAGTTTGATCTAGCATATATTTCATTATATAATTCATCCTTAGTGCTAAATATTTTAGGTGATGGGTCTAATACATATAATTCCAAATCTAATTGACTTTTACCACTGTATTTAGTTTGTCCTTTCCAAATTTCTTGTTTTATATATTTAGTTGTAAAGCATGTAAATAAATTATTATGAAAATAAAAATCTGCTTTTAACTGCATCTTGCCTTTCATTATGTAACCTTTGTATATGATATATCCATTAGAACTAAAATAATGATATGGTTCGGACATGGATAGTATTGTATTTTGCCATAATTCCATATGATTGGAGCGAATAATTGCGAATATTGGTAAGGTATCATGAAAATAGAAATCTAGAATCTTATCCCCAAACTTATCGTTATTTTGTGCCCATGTTATAAGTTGTAGCTTACTATCTAAACTCCATAAAGTCCATATACTATCACTATAGCCAACTATAAAAATGGGCAACATATGATGAAATTTAATAGCAGTGATACTATTTTCGATATGCTTAAAATGATAATAAAGTTTAGCATTAGAAAAATTTTGTTCTATTTGAAATATCTGTATTAAATTGTTTTGAGCAATCATTAAAAAAGGTAGACTTGGATGAAAGGCAATATAATAATCAGATGTCTGCACTGGTAAAACAAATAATTCAACTATTTTAGAATATTCATCAATAAGCCTACATACTGTTATTGAATTAGAAATTTCATTAAACGTAATAAATATTGGCAATGTTGGATGAAAGGATGATATTTTTGAATTACTATTTGTTTTATAATTTATTTTAAATGATAAATCTATTTTTTCCCTTATATATTTAGACTCTTCAATGTTAGATACAAATCTTACTCTACCTGTGAGTGGGTCATGTGTTGTAGCATATACTACACTATCTCTTGTAGATATACTCGGATTTAATCTTGCTGTATGTCTGACTTCCATATTGAGTTTGTTTGCTAAAATGGATGACAATCCGCTTTTTACTATACCTTTTATTCTTGTAGGAATATTATAATAATATATAAATATATCACCTTGACCATTATCACATAATATTAATGGAAGTATATTATGAAATCGTATTTCAATAAAAGGCATAGGGATATCTATTTTTGATTTTGGCAAAATACGTCCAGTATCTATATTTATATTCATTATCTCAAGTGTAGTATTATCTGATATAACAATTAATGGTAAAGAAACATGTATATGACGATGTATTATATTTTCATAGTCTAAATCAAATTGTTCACTCAATATGTTACTTACTTGTGTAATATTTATTTTGTTTGGTATAACTTGAGCTGTAGTAGACCTATTTTTTTTTTCCATGGGTTCATCGATATGGACAACTGATTCAAATTGTTTAGACAATTCGACAGAAACGTCACCGGTTAAACTAGGAGTTTCTTTTTTCAGACTTATTGGTGTAGGTAAAACATCAGATACGGGAACTTTTGTTTCATCAATTTGTAAAACCATTACAGTTTCCTCTCTTAGTGGACATACCAATTGTTTTTTTTGTAATTGTTTAATATAAAGTTGAACGATTGGTTTATCTATATTTTCTTGTCTAAGTAAGTCTTTTAAATTGATTAATTGATTTAAGATTGGTGTAATTTCAGCACAACCTATTTCTAAATCTCTTAATCGTGTCCAAGGAATTTTAGACCATAAGGTTTTACATGCAATGTTTTCACATGGAATATCCATTATATATATATATAATAAATTTAGTATATCATAAATTTATTATTTACGATTTGACATATTTTGTTGTAAAGTATCTATAGTAGATTGTATTTCCTTTCTACGTGTTTCAATTTCCTTAATTCTATTTGATAAATTTTTTTCACTATTATCGATTTGATTTTCAGCATTCTTTAAACGTAAAATTTCTGCTAATAAACGATTTCTTTCTGTTTCGTCCGCAACATTTTCATCATCTTCAACTAAACATTGGTCCTCTTCCGTTTCATCGAGTTGACGAATTTTAGTCTTAAATTTTAACACAGACCATCGGTTGGGATCTCTTTGGGTAAAACTATATAATTCAGAACCTATGGTAAAAGCAGTTATAATTGTGATTGTGCCTACAATCCACATAAAATATGGATTTGTTTTTAATGTAAAAATAACTAAACATAGTATAGCTAAATATAAAAATAAATAGCGTAACACATTAATCCAATCCGATTTCTTAATACTTGAATTTTCGGATATTTCTACTTGTCTGCGTGTAGAATTTAAATCTTTATCTAAACTCATTAATCGTTCTTCATTTGTAGATAGTTGTCCATCCCGAAAACGATTTACACTACTAATGATATTATTATGTGTGTCTAATTTAAGTAATTCTTTTTTAAATGATTGATAATGTGTTCTTAAATCTTCTACATTCCTATTTTGTATAAGTCTAATATCGTTATCAATATCCATAGTAAATCTATATATATTGATAATTATATTTTATTTTTTTATAGAATTTAAAACTATATATACTTTTGATATAATATTTTTAAATTAATTTACCCAGCACTATGTTACTGTTATTCTAGATATTGTTCCTGGAAAATTTTCACCAGAGTAATTAATCCATCCGCCAATAGTAACAGGACCATTTGTTGGAATAACATAACCACTAATTGAATTATTTGTAGCTGTTTGTGTAGTATTGTTATTTAAATTTGTCAATACTAAAGTAAGTGATGTTGAAGTCATTGTAACTTTTAAATTATAATTTACATTAAGTTGAACATTAAATGCTGGAGTAGCAAACCATGTTACGGATTGCCATGAAAAATGAATATTATTATTATAAGATACCCAGACTCCCCATCCACGCCAATTTACATTATTATACATATTACCTATAAGTGCTCTCCAACGGCCTTGTCCACCAGTAACATTAAAATTAATATTCATTTCCCAATTTGGCATGGACCCGATAAGAGGAAAATTAGTTAGAGATAATGTAGGTATGGATGGATTAGATATACTAAATAATTCAGATACTCTACAGTATATTTGTTCGTATATTCTCATATCTTGAATTACCTTCCTTAAAATATTAATGATATCCCTATTCGAATTTTCATTAAATTTTCTCATAAATTGATTATATATAGGAATACTTATTCTATTACGTATATCTGTTGTTAATGCCCTCATAACCGAATCATTAAAATTAATATTAGCATTTTGAAGTAATCTATTAAATACATTTTGAATATGTAATTCAATAGCTAAACGAATTGTTTTTTCCATGTCATTTTGATTAAAATTATATATTTGATCTATATTTATATTTTTAACATTTGTATTTATATTTTCTATAGCTCTTGCTAATAAAATAGCTGCGTTATATAGATTCGTTTTAATTCCATTCACGATAGGTCCAGACATTAGCTGATTTAATCTAGTATTATAATCATTCGCAATAGCAGATAATCTATTATCAATATATAATGAACGATTTATTTCTCTATCTAAATTTGTAGCGGTTCTATTTAGAGCATTATATAATTGTTCATTTTGTTGGTCAATGTCATAATAAAAACATGATGGTAAATTATTCTTTCTATCCATAGGACCAAAGTCATTAGAACAATTGTTGATATTACTATTACTACATTGATTTACAAATTGTTCCTTAGTTTTTGAATCATATAATATAATTATAGATAGTATTACTGCGGAAAAAAAAATATAATAGAAGTATTTCATATATATTTAATAATTATAAAAAAATATTAAATACTAGAAATCATTAATAAATAAAATATTTTATTACAGATATAATATATGTATATCTATATATTAATTGGTTTCCTAATTGTAATATTATTATCTTATAGTAAAACTAAGGAAAATAGAGAAGATTTTGAATCTTGCTATTTAAATGTTGGTAATACGAAAAAGAATGGAGATACCACATTTTTTACAAACTTTATGATGGATACTTATTTTGATAGAAACAGTGCTTTAAATAATTTAAAAAATGTAGATAATAATACAATTAAAACATTAAGAAACTATCAATCTAATATATTTAAAAGTAATGACGAATATAATCGTCTTAATAATGAATATAATAATTTAAATAATAATATTGATAGAGAATTTAATAGATTACAAAGTGAACTTAATACTAAAATAAATGTAGCAAATACTAAAAAACAAGAATCTACAAATAAATTTAATACAATTGATAGAAATATGAGTAGTGTTTTTAATGATAGAACTGTTTCATTAGACAATAGTATTAAACCTCTTGTCACTAATGCTATAACAAACAATCTTAACCAAATAGGTGATAGTGTTGTTGATAATATAAATAGCACAACTATTTTTAATAATCGTATGACATCTACATCTTCTAATATTAACAATTGGCAAAATATACCAGGTATGAGTTCTCCAATGCGTATAGATCCAGAAACAGGTAATGTTCAATGTTTAAGTTATGATGGAAGAAATTGTCAATGGAATAATAATAATTTATCACAAATAAGACATAATGAGGTTAAACCACTCACGTGTGGTGAAGACCATAAACGTATGTGGGGCATTACTGGTTATGATACAAGAGGACACTGGTGTAATACAGTGAATAACTTTATTGCGCAAAATAATATCAATCAAGTCGACTGGTCAAATTGTCCCGTTGGATGGACAAATGGTGATAGAGAAGGAAATACTTGTATTGCTCCAAGTAATTATCCTGGTCCATGTGCTAGTACATCTTACTTTAATGGTTATACCGCTCAAAATAAACAAGGATGGGCAGCAGGGTGTACGGCTAGATGGCCATTTAAGGTGAACAATATTAATTATATCAATAATTTAAAATATACGTATAATAATGGTATATTTGTGAAAGCTTTTCGGCTTGGTCCTAACTTTAGTCGTGGAAGCTTGATTCAAGAAAATGTAATGACAACAAATATAAATTTTAATTGGGGAGTTGGTTTAATTTTTGGTATTCGTGAAAATAATAATATATCGAATACTGATATGGTATTTCTTGAATTTACTGGTTATATAAAGAGTCCTACAAATGCTTCTAGATTAAGATTTAGATTGACAAGTGATGATGGAAGTAGATTATTATTTTCTAATACTAATTCTGTAAGTAATATGAGTATGATTATTGATATGTGGCGTCCTCAAGGTGCCACATCTAGAGATAGCGCAGATTTAGTAGTACAACCGAATATATATTTACCCTTTCAAGTTCAATATTTTGAACAATATGGAGCGGCATCTTTACGATTAGAATGGTCAATTAATGGAGGCGCTTTTACAATCATACCTGCTGAAGCATTTTATATGAATAATGAAATATGTAGTTTAATTAACCCAGATGTATCAATTGTAAAATCAATAGCGCCAACGATAGTAAATATGAATTGGAGCCCATATAACTTTTCAAGTTATGCTACGTGGAATTGTCCTTGTTTTGCTTTCTATAGGTTGATATATTCTTATAATAATATATTATCGATGCCTTCTGGTGTGAATTCAGCGCAAAACTGTCCAACATATTGTAATCCCAGTTTGACATATACTTTGAATATGAGTAATGTATCAACTATTAATAATATTTCTAATTTAAAATTAATATTACAAGTAAGTAATGATAATATTACATGGCGTAACTCTCAATGTCAGCCAATTCAAGTATCAACTAATCAATCTAATTATACTTTTAATTGTTTCACATCACAATCTTAATAAAAAAATCAATAATATTAATATATGAAATATATTTATATTATAGGATTATTATTGGTATTTATGCTAATTGGATATGTATCTAATAAATCAAGTATGAATGATAGTATTGAATATTTTTCAGATGGAGTTAGACTTAAAGAGTGTGAGACGCCTACTAAAATATATGATACATTTTATAGTAGTATTTATGATGAATTATTAACATCTCCAGCTAGAAATCAATTTGAGGTTTTACAAGTGAGAGAAACACTATTAAAAAAGTATAAACATGGTAAGCCAATGATTCTAGATATAGGATGCGGTTTGGGACATCAAGTAGACTTATTTAATCAATATAAATATAATGCGAAAGGATTAGATATTTCAAAGCATATGATAGAAAATGCTAAAATAAAATATCCATTATTAGATTTTAAGAAAGGCAATATGACGGATAAAACATTATATGAACCTAAATCTTTTACCCATATTACTTGTTTTTTTTATAGTGTTTATTATGTAGAAGATATTCATCAATTATTTGAATGTGTAAACAGTTGGTTAAAAACAGGAGGGTATTTTATAGTTCATTTGGTAGATAAACGTAAGTTTGACCCAGTTTTAGAAAAAAGTAGTGGTTTAATCCCTTTGTATAATCCTCAAAAATATAAAAAAAAAACAAAAACCATATTAAAATTTAATAATTTTAATTATGAAGCTGATTGGGATTTAGATAGTAAACCTGTGATATTTAGTGAAATATTTAAGTTTAAGGATGATAAAATACGTAAAAATAGACATACATTATTTATGTTTCCAATGAAAAAATATGTAGATACTGCTGAACAAACAGGATTTAAATTAAGAAATACTATAGATATGTCTATATCAAATCATCCATTTAATTATTTATTTTGTTTTGAGAAAGTATATGGTTGAATTTCATTTATATCAACAATATCATAATCTTTACATTCATCATCCATAGTATTATTAGATTGAACTATTATATCCATTTTTTTATTATTAATTCCTATACCCAAGCATTGGTTAATTTTATCTGATATATGAAATACATACTCTAATTTATTTATTATGTTGCCCATTTTCTTTATATATTATATAAATAAAATGAGTCGTCGAGCTTTTTTAATTGGGTGTAATTATATTGGAACTAATAATCGATTATTTGGATGTATAAATGACTGTTTACTTATTCAAAAAATGTTAATAAGTAATTATAATTTTAATAATGAAGATATAATATTTATGCGTGATGATATATATAATTCAAATCATACACTTTATCCTAGTTGTGATAATATAAAAAAAAATTTAGATAATATGATTGCTGATTGTTTTCTTAACAAAAGTGAATTATTATATATACACTATTCAGGGCATGGTAGTTTTCTAAGAGATATATCAAGTGATGAAATTGATGGTAATGATGAATTTATTGTTCCAGCCGATTTTTTTGTTAGATATAAAAGAATTACAGATGATGAACTATATGAACTTTTAAAAACAATTCCATCATATACAAAATGCTTTATGGTATTTGATTGCTGTAATAGTGGCACTATAGTAGATTTACCTTTTAGTTATACTTATCAAAATAAAAGTTTTGTTGAAAAAATTGAGAATCAAAAAAATGATTTAAATAATAAATCTACAATAATTTGTTTAAGTGCTTGTAGAGATGAGGAATATGCTCTAGATGTAACTAAAGACGGTATAGCTAACGGAGCAATGAGTCTAGCAATATATTCCGTTTTAAATAGTAACAAATGGATATGTAATCTTAATACATTAATGATTGATATTTATCAATACTTATTATTAAATAAATTTAATAGTCAGAGACCCATTATGTCTTGTAATAAAAATATAAATCTAAATAATAATTATTTTAATTTTAAAGAACCAAATCCCGAAAGTACTATATTATATATAGATAATGTACCTATTACGATAAATGCGCCAGCTCAACCAGCTCCAGCTCAACCAGCTCCAGCTCAACCAGCTCCAGCTCAACCAGCGCCAGCTCAACCAGCGCCAGCTCAACCAGCTCCAGCTCAACCAGCGCCAGCTCAACCAGCGCCAGCTCAACC